CTCGGTGCGAATGTTGGCGCTTACCGTCGCTTTAGATGAACCGCGCTTAAGAGGCATTGTCGCCGTCCCCCATGCGCAAAAGCTGGAGCTTTGCCCGCTCCAACAGCCACACCACTTCCGCGCCGTTGGCTTCGGACGATGCGAAGTACTCTTCGCCATCATGCGTGTAGCCAATGATGACTACATCGCTCAGCTTGCCAAGGGCTGCTTCCAGCACGCGCTCTGGGTTAAGCGATAGGCGGGTGACGATGGGGGCGTCGATGACGTTGGTCATTATTCCGGTTCATCCTTAGCTTAAGCCGCCATCTCGGTGCGGATGTTAGCGCTGATGGTTTTGCTCGATGAGCCGCGTTTAAGGGGCATGGCCTTTCCTTACTTTGCTACCCAACCCGTGTTTCCAGTGCCGCTTTCCTTGACATAAAGCGTCGTGCTCGCGCCGCCGTCCGTGCGCAAATAAAGAGCGCCAACATCAGCGCTTACTACGGTTTCAGGCGAGCCCGCGCCGCTTAATACCTTTTGCGCTAAAGACGAAACATCCAACAGTTTAGCGTTATAAATTTCAACGCCCGTTGCAGTTACATTAAGCGTGCGATGGCACGTAATTGTTGTGCTTACAATTGACGAAACACGAACAAACTGATGAAAACTGCTATTGCTAAATGACAACCAATCGCCAACAGCAAAATTGCTTATGTTTGTTACATTAGTAATGTCGGCGCTGCCGCTCGTTGTGTCTCCTTTGCTTATTGTTGCATTAATAAACCGCGGAACAACAATGTCTAACGATGTTGGCGCAAACGTCGTATCTAAAACCGCCAACCGCTTGCACGTTGCCGTGGTTGAAGCAATGTTTGTCACTCGCACCGCTGGCATTATTCGCGTTATAGGCGTCGCGCCTTCAAGTGCTGGCACTAATGTTTGCCAATATAACGTGTCACCAACAAACAGCGGCCTACTTGCATCCACAGTAAAATCAAACGTCAATGTGTCGGTGCCAACATAAGTAACATTGCTTACACCCGTCAATGTTCGAGCGTAACCAGCGCTTGGAGTTTGCACTATATATCGTTTAGCTGTTACGCTGTTTACAACCTCAGACACATTGCGCGCCAATAAAGCCCGCGCAGGAATTGTCGAAACATATTGCGTGTTGTTCAAAAATTGCGTTGTTCCTGAATACTGACGCTGCACGCAATTGTTAACAATAATTTGCCCCTCATTGTTATAGGGCGTTACAATAGCAAACGCTTGTTTTTCTGCCGTTGTTATTCCATCCCCCTCAGCGCGAAATGTGCAGCTCTCAAAAACAAAAGGACCATTCCCGACAACGGGTTGTAAAAATTGGGTAGCAAAATCACATCCAGTGAAAGACACGCCGCTAGAAAAATTTACTATTGGCAAATCTTTAGCAATTTCTGTTGCGTTTTGCTCGTATCCAAGAAAGGAAAAAGTTACACCTGCAAATTGAGCGCACACAGCCGCGCTGCTCCCTGCTGGGCTTATTAATCCAATTGAAGAAACGCTTTCGCAATACCCCCCCGTCATAGTTAACAAGCCAGCATCCATTTTGGCCTGAAAAATTCTATATGCTTGCGCTAATATACCGTTCAGAACCGTGATCGGTGGCCCGTTTTGCGCGTTGAACGTCACATTGTCAAAAATCACCCAATGTCCGTTAAAGTCGCAATTGTCTGCAATGATGTTGCGCTGTTGCGATCCGGTTGTGGCAATAGCAAATTTGTTCTCGACGAATTGCACACGGTCAAAAACATAGTTTTCTGATCCTGTCGCTGCATTGCAAATTGCGCCGACGATAAAACCCTCTATGCGACAATCCTCTATTTTTATTTTTGAAGACAGTCCTTGGCCGTATGAGCCAAATGTGTATCTGTCAGCTAGATTTGTTGGTGCTGTGCCGTGCAGCGAATCAATTGCAATTCCAGCATAAGGATTGTAGCGACCCGTCGAACATCCAGAGGTCACATATGCTGTAGGATCTGGGTTTCGCCATTGATCCGTTCCAACGGCTGACGTGCTCGGCGCCACATTATTGCCGCTGAAACGAATGCTTTTGATCACGACATCGCGCGTGCTTTGAATTGCTAACAACGGGTTAAGCTTTTGCCCCGCAGCATGAATAAATCGCGTTCTGCCAAGAAACGCCCCTTGCGCTCCCACAATGGCCAAAGAAACAAAACCCGCACTAGGCGGCTTAATGACTAGTGTTCCATCAATCAAATAGTCACCAGGGTTAATTCGCAATTCCCGAAAACCATTGCCAACAGCGTGATCAATTGCCGCTTGCAATGCGCTCCTGTCATCGGTTGTGCCATTGCCAACAACACCAAATTCAGCCGCATTAATCGCCGGTCTTAACTTTTCGACGTTGTCGCGCGCCTTGCTCATGACTTGCCCGCTTCAATTGCCGCAATGACTGGCGTAAGATCATAATTCTGCCACCAATCGTTTGACGCCATCATTTCAAGGTGACGCACATTGCGTTCGATAATTCTAACGCTTTCTTCATTGTTTGCTGCAACAGCCTCCGCAATAACGTGAACGCTATCCATCATGGCTTTATAATGCTGCGCAATTTGCTCGTTTGTTGGTGTGTTTAAGGCCATGTGGTGCCTCCGCTGTGGTCAAACAAAATTGCGTAGTTCGTCACGCCGCCAGCCGTTGATGCGATGATCACGTCGCCGTCGTCGCCAAGGCCCGTGCCATCGCTCATCCACACAACCATGTTGCCTTCAGCGGGTTTGGCGGGGTCGCTTGTGCGCTCAAGCAGGCGGATGCGGTCGTGGAAATAACGGTCGCCGATATTGATCTGGTTGGAGCCGGTCGCGCTGTCCACGTCGATGTCGTGGCCGATGACAATGTTCGTGCTGCCGGTCGTGATCGCATCCCCGGCCTGATACCCAATGCCGATATTATTTGTGCCTGTGTTGTTTGCGGGGGTAGCGCTGCCTCCGTAAAGCGCGCGATATCCAACGCCAATATTTGCGCTTGCTGTAAATCGCCTTACGCTTTCGTAACCAACAGCAACACTGTTTGATCCGGTAATATTTTCACGCAACGCCAACATGCCGATGGCGCAATTATTGTTTCCTGATGTTGTCTCAAGTAATGCGCTTGTTCCAACTGCCGAATTTCTTGACCCTGTGTCGCAATTTCTTAGCGCATCGGTTCCCATAGCATTATTGTCGCCTCCGGTTGTAAGACCGGCTCCGGCAAAGTATCCACACGCATTGTTCGCTTCGCCTGTTGTCAACGCTTGCATTGCATGAAAACCAGTGGCGACGTTGTAACTTCCTGTCGTCGAATTTTGCAACGCGTTATATCCAACGCCCGTGCTATTTGTGCCAGTCAAGCTAGCTGAATTTAGCGCTTGATAGCCCAGCGCGGTGTTTGTCGCCACAGCCGTTTGGCCGCCGAGGCCAATGGTAAGCGTTTGCGCCGTGACACGCCCGCCTTTGCTGACCTTAAACTGTGACGTTCCCCCCACTTGCAAGTCCAACAACAGGCTGCCCGCTGCCGAGGCAGTGTCGGTGACGTTCATCTTCACGGCGGCAAAGGTCGTGCCGCTGGCGTTCCAGGTCGCGGTCAGCGCACTGAGAGGAATGGTTGTCATGTCTTACCCCAGCACCACAATTAGACCAGCGTCGTTGACCACCAAAAGGCCTGCGTCGTTAACGACCTCAGCGGTTACGGACCCGCCAGGGCTTGCCCGTTCCCCAATAAAGCCTCGCTTAAGCCAAAGCGCCAAGATGCTCACGGCTGCACCACCAAGGTAATCGTTCGCGCGCCGCCCTGGTTAACCGGCGTACCGGCTGTGCCAGAGCGAATGCGCAGGAACCGCACGCCAACCCAATCGCCAATGGCTTGCGCCAGATAGCGAGAAGCGGCGACTGTCAACGCGCGTTCAGTCGCGCCATCGTACAGGTCATTATAGGTGGCGCCATCCACGCTGGCCTGGAAGGTCAACGAAGCAGCAGTCCAGCTTGAAGGCATGTCAATTGCCACGAGCTTGCGCCCGCCAAGATCCACAGCGCCGGACAAACTGCCGCCGTTTTCGATCGTGGCTGTGAGCGTCTCAAGCGCTTGTGAAACGACGGGCGCACCCATGGCTTACTTTCCTTTGCGAGATGGCGCGGGCCTGCGGGGCGTGCGCGGCGGGGTCATCTTGCCGCCTTTGCCGGCTGGCTTGGCGCCGTAAGGTTTCATTCCAGGCATGTCAGGTTCCTCCATAGCCGCTAAAAAGGTTCATGAGATCGGTAGCGGCGTTCTTTTCGTCGGTCTTGACCGTGCCAAGCTTGGCGGCTGCATCAGCCTGCATCTGTGCAGCCTGCATCTGTTGGGCTTGGGCTTGGGCCTGGGCGCGTTGCTGGCGAATAATAGCCACGTTCTCGGATGCGACGATAATGTCAGGATCGACGCCAAGCATGTCGCTGTAGCTGTCAGCCCACTTGTCCACGTCAATTTTGTCGATCACCTCAGGCCGCATCTGGGCCACCGCGCCAAGAGCGCCGACAAAGCGATCCACGCCATTGACGCCGATCGCCCGCTGCGCTTGAGCGAGCATGCTGACGAACTCTACGTCCAACTCCACGCCCTGCAACGCTTCAGGCGGCGGCGGAACAAGATTGGCCTGCACCATGCGGGTGAAGGTTTCGTCGATCAGGGGCTTAAGAAGCTCGTTGTGTAGGCGTTCAAGCACAGGGCCTAGCATGAGAAGCTTCTCTTCGTGCCGCTCGGCCACCTCAGTCGCCGTCATGCGGCCTGGAACGGTTGAGGCCAGCATGAGGAAGAGATCGGCGTAGAACGCGCCACGGATGCGCTCGCGAACGTCCTGAATGTCGAAGAGCAGATGCTGGAGATCCAGCTGCACATTGAACAGCGTGGACACCGCGTTTTGCGCGCCGGGCGCATCAACGTAGGTCACGCCGCCAGGCAGGTAATCCAGGTCGCGACCCTTCATGCCAGCGGGCACCTGCAGCGGCGGCTTGGTCTGATAGTCGATGGCATTGGCCTTGCGCAGCTGCTCGTGCTGGAGCTGCTTGATGTCGCCAAGGGCTTCCATGCCGGGGCTGTTGCCGTACACATCGCCAGGCATTTTATGCCAGCGCGGAGCGAGGCCGGGGAAGCGATCATAACCGCTTTCGCGCAATACCTTGTCGCCTGCGTCCTCGCGGCCAGGCTCAAAGTACACGCTGCGCCATGGCTTGTTCTTGCCATCGGCCTTGCGTGCATCGCGATCGCTGCGGGGCTCAATACCGTGAATGATCGGCACCCACGCATCGAGATTGCCTGAGTTGTAGAGCGCTTGGGTCGTGCGCGAGCATTGATCGTACCCAAACTCGGCAACCAATTCGGCAACGGTCTTCTCGAACTCGCGGTAAATCGTGTTGACGTTGCCGCGATAATCCGTGGCCAAGGCGAACTCGCCGACGGGGCTTTGGTAATGGTGGATGAGGGCGTCATAGTCATCCATGATGACAGAAGCGCTCGTGCCAAACGCGCCAAGCTCTTCGTAGCAGGCATGGAGCATGAGGTAGGTGTTGCTGCGAGCGAACACGTTTAGCATGCGCCCCTGCGTTTCGGCCAGCCATGACTTGACCGGCGCATAGTCCATCAGGTCTTCATCGGGCAAAGCCAGCCTGAACCATGGCCGCGCAGGCGACGTCATGCCGCTCATCATGCCGGCTGACAGGATACGCAGGGAGCGTGAAGCCGTGCTGTCAAAGATGGCGTTGTGCTTCTTCGTGCCTTTATTTCTGTCGCTCTTGTAGAACCGCGTCGAACGAGGAAGCAGATAGTCCGACAGCTCGCGCCAATGGGCGATCCAGCTGGACCGCTCGGTCTGGAGCGCCGTCCAGCGGCGCAGCATGTCGGTTTTGGGGATCATGATCCTAACAGGCTTGTGCGGCCCAACATGCCGCTCGATGTAGGCGCACCCATTGTGCCGGTAAGGAATGTGCCGCCAACTCCACCGCCGCTCATGGCGCGGTTGCGTGCGGCAAGCGCTGCGATGTTGGGGCGCTTCTGGTTGGCGCGGTTGAACTCGCGCTCGGCCTGGCTCTGTTGCATCTCGGCTTGCATCGTTGCTTGGTTAGCGGCGCGGCGTTGGGCCTTCTGGGCCTTCTGGCCTTGGTAAACGCTTGCGCCAGATGCGGCAACTGAGGCAATAGCAGCGGTCAAAGCCATCACAGCACCTGCGAATAGATGACGTCTTGAATGCCATATCCAAGCCTCGGCAACATCCGATCAAGGGTTGTCCCAGGCTTAGCATGCCACAGCATCATCTTGACACCTCGATCCTTGGCGGCGCGCTCGGTCGCCGTAATCAGCCGCATGCCGGTCATGCCGCGCCGGTGTGACTTGCGCACAAAGAGCAAGTCATTCTGGCACATCAAGAGGTCGCCATAGTGCAGGTTAGTGCACACAATGTTAACGCTGTAGCCAACCAGGGTTTCGCCGCCATCGCCATCAGCATCGACATGAGTGTCGACATGAGTGTCAAACATACCAATAGCAAACAAGTTCCCCGCCGCCTCAAGGGTTTGATAGCGCTCGACGTCAGGCTTGAGCAACATGATGTCCGGCACAGTCGCCAGCTCGGCATAGTGCTCTTCAAGCAGCGGCCAGGCGCGGTCGATCCACTCACTGGCCACAATCTCGCGCGGGATCGCCATCAGACCATATCCAAAGGATTGTACTCACCACGCGAGCGAGGCCGGGCCAGCTCATCGCGCTGGCGCTCAAAGCGTGTTCTAGCCGCCACTGGCGCGGCGAAGGTCAGGGCCAAGGCGTCGCCAAGGTCGGGTGAGGGAAGCCCGCGCGCCTTGAGGTCATCCTTGCTTTCCAGCACGCGCTTGCCCGTCTGCGTGAAGGCGTAAGTCGGCGCGGCCAAGTCTTGCTTGAGAGCCACGTCATCAGGGATCGCGCCGCCTAGCTTAATCCACTCGGCCAGCCCGCACCACATCTCGGTGCGTTTGTCTTTGTAGGCTTCGTCAATGGGGCGTCCGCCAAACCAGACTTCTGTGACTTCATACTTAAGCTGGCGCAGGCGATCGATCACACCAGAGCCATTGCCGGCGTCCACGAACACCGCATCGGGCTGCCACTCGGCGATCTTAGCCGCGACACGCGAAGCCAGGTCCATGTTGTCCACGCCACGCAGGACGATAGGCGGAAAAGCCACCATACCCTGACGCGGGAAAATGACCGATCGATCATCGCCAAAGCGCGCAGGGTCAACGCCAAGAATGCGCGGGGCCCATTGATATTCCGTGATCGCGTAATGCCGTTGCGTCGCGGCCTGAACGTCAGACAAGCTAATCAGCTGATCTTCGCCCGCCGCGCTGAAGTCGCACAGATACTCGCGGCTGAATGATGTCTCGCTCATGTCGCGGCGCAAGCGTGCGATCTCATCGGTATCAAGGGCGTCGGTGTCATAGACCGTATAAAGCGCCGAGGCCCAATCAGGCAGGGTCTTGGCGCGAAAGAAAAGCTCGCTGAAGAGGTTGACGCCA